CAAGGTTCTCTTGACCTGTGCGATTGAGAGCATCACCAGCGTTAGATCCAGATGCCTTTAACAGCGATCCCTTGAGCAAGTCTTCCATACCTGATGCTGCACCAAAGACACTATACCTATATTGAAAGGCAATAGCGTTGGACATGAAACGAGGAAATGTAGCAATCAAGCTACCGCCGGGAAACTCAGCAGCTTTAACAAATAAATTACCAACACCCTCAGAACCACTTTCAAAAGTGTTAATACCTTTCTTCTGAGCCTTTGGTGTGTATGAGAATGTGGCCTTCAGCGTTTCATCTGAAGCCTGTTGCAATACAGAAGCAGGTATTGCTTTACCATCTGCAATAACCTGATACATATCAAGACCAGCACGACGCATGTGTTTCTCAACAGCAGCATTGAAGATTGCTTTACGAAAGAATCCATCCTGTGCTACGTTAAGTGTATTGAATACCTGAGCAACCTTTGAAAGCTGATTGGTGCTACCCACCGTCTGCGTTGCGCTTAAGAGGTTGTTCCTAAGTGCAGGGTTGTGCTCTAGCAGTTTGTTTGTAACTTCAGTTGATAAGCCATTCTTAGCTAAGTATCCATACACACTAAACGCATCACGGAAGGTGTCACCAAGACTGTTCTTAGCTGTCTCAAATCGCTTACCTGAAGCAGCACCATCTAGTGTTCTACCCACAGTGTACATAGCTCCTTCAATTAGCGAAGCTGCTGATGTATAGGTGAGTGCTGTGGTAGTGCCGTACACGTTCCTAACAGTAGTTCCAATACTACTAACAATAAAAGCTTTAGATTCTCTTTCGGTTGTACGAATAGCTTGACCAACCCTACCAAGAGCAGATACATATTCGTCAGGTTTATTAAATAAGTTGTCTACAAGCTTACCCATCTCAGGGTCGATCTGTGTCATACGTGTAAGAATCTTAGACGCAGCAGAGTATTGCTGCATCACACGAGCAGCATCTGATACAGTCATGAGGTTGGCCTGCGCAAACTGTTCAGGGCTTAAACCTTCTTTACGAATAGCCTGCTCCAGAACAGTGTCATCAATGTTATCAAGATTAGAAAACACTTCTGAAATAGCATCGCTGGTTTTTTGATTAGGCTTAATCCTAAAAGTGGGGTCAGTGTCGATGACATGCATTGCCACACGCACAGCACGTGCAGATAAGTCAGACTGAATCTTTGCATCTGTTAAGGCTGAAGCAGGGTCAACCTCACCCAATACTCGTCGACCTTCTTGCTTATTAAACTCTGAGACAACCTCATCCATGTTGTCTGTTAATTTGTTACCAACCGTCGTTTCAAATGGTGTAGTGGGAGCGTTAGGATTAGTGACAGTCCTAGCATTTTCCAATATTTCACGGAACTGCTTGGCACTTGGCTTGCCTGTTGATGGAATAGCCAATACTCCCTTAGCTTCAAAGACTCCACCAACACCACCAAGCAACGCAGCAACACCCATCTGGGTAGCACTAAGTCCTTCAGTCTTTTCTCCCATTACTTCAGCAACGCCTTGTCCCATTTTCTGGTCAATTACATTCTGACCAACAGCAGTAGTAGCTTCAACGCCAGTGGCAACAGCAGTGATACCAGCTGGTTTAAGCAACGCTGACTTCACAGCAGACTCAGTTATGGCCTTAGCAGCCGTCTTTTTAAGGACAGTAGCAACACCGAAACCAATGTAGTTGGTTAAGTCAGTAAGAACGGATTTAGCAATGTCCACATATGGTGCTGCTCCGGGCTGACCACCTTTGCCACCAGCGCTTGCAATTTCATCAAACAAACGATTACCCAATGCCAGCTTTTCTTTATCTGGCATAGGTGAGTTTCGCAACTTGTTCAATGCTGCGATGTTAGAGAATGTATTCCATTCTTCTCCACGCATATTAGACAAGTAGTTGTTAACAAATTCTTTTTTATCGCTTCCTTCTTTATAAGGAGCCTTCATTGCTACCGTAGAATACTCATTGATAATCTTAAAGATTTCTGGATTACCATACAATTCTTCATATGTAATCTTAGGCTTGTTACGCTCAACTTCAGCATCAGCTTGCACCTTCTTAGCCACTAAGTCTTCACCAACAGGTGAAGGTGTAAGAAAGGCAGGCTTAGAAGCTGCTTCTAGTTCAGCAGCGGTGGGTTCACCTGTAGCAGGCGCTCTGACTGTTGGAGCAACTGATGGTGTTGGAGTTTGAACAGGTGCTTCTTGTGACAATTTCTGTCCACCAACTTCAGCAGCAAGAGCTTCATAGTCAATACCTCCTGCCCTTTGACCACCAGACTCTTTAGCAAGTGCTTCGTAATCAATAGTCATTAGTTAATCCCTGCTTTCTTTTTAAAGATGTCTGCTTCTGCTTGTGATGGAAATGTAAACGAGCCGTTCGGTGTGTTTACGACTACAGGTTTTGCGGCAACAGCAGCTGGTTTAGGAAGAGTAGGTGGTGGTGGAGGTGCAGCAGAATTGGATACATCCGATGCCAATCGTGCCATGCTATCAAAGCTGTTTAACACACTAGCAACGTCTTTGTTACCCGGCATACCCTTGCCGTCTGTGTACAACGACAAAGCATCTTGTGCAGCTTGTTTAGAAACTTCATAAATCTTACGGCGCATTGTGTTGTCTGTACCAATATACGTAATGGTAGAACCACCTGCCGGATTTTCAACAATAGCGAGTTGAGAAGATTTAACCTGATCACCAAATCTAGCAGCGACGGCTCTTCCAGCTGCTGCAGATGCAAATGAATTTAGAGTTGCAAGTGAAGGTATCTTGCCTTCAGTGCCATCGCCACGTACTCTCTTAGCTTCAGCTTCACGACGCTCGTTAGCCCATACCTTATCCAGTTCTTTTTCAGCAGCAGCCTTCTTTTCAGGAGTGCCAAAAGCAGCGTCATTCTTTAGACCAGCAACCTTATTAGCAAAAGATGTTTGCTCACCACTCATACTATCTCGAATATCTTTAATAGAAGTAAGCGATGCTTTTGCCAATCTAATAGCTTCTGGATCACCGCTTGCATTAGCTTTAAGAACAGCGGACTTAGCAGCATCCTCTTGACTTGCAAAAGACTTAGGCACAATTGCAGCAAGCTTAGCCATATCAATGTCAGCAGGCATGCTAGCGTCAGGACGAGTAAACCCTTGAGCAGCTTGCAGACGCTCCAAAGGAATACCCAACTCTTGCGCACGTTGAAGCATAGCTTGTTGCTTAGCAGAAGAGGTACCTTTGTTTAAAAAGTCTCTTAAGAAATTACCAGACGACGCTGTCTGTTCTTCAATGATACCCTTAAAAAGCTTAGGTAACTCAGACAAAGCACTGACACGCTCAAGCGCTGTAGATGTAACATTGGAGCTAGCCACCTTAGCAAAGTTAGAAAGCTTAAAGCTACCGGGGTCGAATGCATCCTTCTTAATAAGATCAGTAATGGCATTCATTACAGGTGCTCTAGTTGCAACAGCATACAACTCGTCTTGAGTTGCTGTTCTATCATATGCACTTAAAAGATTGATGTTCTTAACAAGCTCATCTTCCTTCTTTTTATTCTCAGCCATAACATTCTTGTAATTGGCGTTCATGTTATTGACGGCGTTGACACCCATCACTTCAGCGTTCTCTCGCTTCTTTTTAATATCTTCAGAAGCTGCTCTAGCAAAGCCAGCACCAAAAGCGCTTAGGTTAAATCCCATTTACATTCTCCATTGGTGCAACAGCAGAAGGCTTGCGTGCCATAAGACCAGACAATTGAACAACAGGTGCAGCTGTTTCTTCTACAGGTGTCTCTTCTTTTTTACTCATAGCTTTTTTAATGGCAGACTTAATAACTCTATTTGGAATACTTGATTCACCATCACCCGGAAACACCGTGTACTCAACATTGTGAATTTCAGCAGCTGTCTTAAGCATCTCAATGATAACAGGCATAGCCAACAGACCAGCATCAATAGTGTGAGCGCCTACTGAAACACTAGACAACATAATAGCTTCAGCCATAGAAGCTAAAGGAACTCCCGTCTCAACAACATCTAAAATGCTGTTCATCATCTCAGCAGATGAAAGCTTGTCAATGTATGACTGAGCAATTTCATCTACATTAACAAGCTTAGGTGGATTCATCCAAGCCCTGCTCTTAGGAGCTTCTGTCCAAGAACCACCAGCAGGAATTGGTTTGATGACATCTACAGGAGATAGCTTATTTGTTGCCATTAATCATTTCCTCTTTAGCTGTGCGAATACCATAAACAAATTTAGCAATGATATCAAGATCACTTTGCTTCTCATCTTTTTTATCAGACTGTGAAGAAAGCAATCCTTTAGATCGAGCTTTAGGTTTGGCAGCAGCCTGCTCAGCAACCATTGCTTCAATTTTAGTAACGTAGTTTTTAATATGTTCCATTGTTATATCCAACTTTTTGCAATATCAAACGCTAGTGCACCCCATGCTAATGAAGACTCAGCATCTGCTTTAATACTAGCTGTGTCAGTAGAAGCTGACTTCTGAATAGAAGCAACTGTAATCTGAGTAGCCCTATCTTGCGCATTCTCACCAGCCTTGAACGAATACGACAACAAGTCACGATATGTTTGTGTTTGATTTGCATAAGCAATTGATGACAAGTCGGTAGCATTCTTAGCATTGACAGCATTCGCTGCATTAATAGAAGCAGTGTTTGCTGTAGAAACTTCAGCCAATATTTTAGCATTAGCTAAGCTAATCTCAGCAGTCATTTTTGAATTAAAATCTTCACGATCATTAGATTGCTCAGCATTAAACTTAGCCAACTCATTAGCGGCATCCATGTTTGCAACTCTAATCTTGTTAGCCTCAGCAGCATTGTACTGTTGTGCTGTCAATGCAAGAGTTGCTGAAATCTTGTCAGCGTCTAGCTTGTTAGTAGCATTGGTAGCAGCAGCAGCATTTGCAAAACTAGCATCACTAATCAAAGAATCAGCAATTGTTTTAGATTTAAATATTGCTGTCTGTTGAGCAATATCAAGGTTCTTCATATCAATAGCCAAGAAAGCTTTGGCATTATCAACAGCTACCAACTGACGATTATTTAAGTTGGCTGTCTCTAGGTTAGCCATCTGTGCTGCTTCAGCCAAAACCAAAGCATTGCGTGAAGACAGGTTGGCTAGATTGGTAGTACTGGCAATCCGTGAGTTCTCAATGGCAATGGTAACTGTTGCTTCAAAGTTTCTATTGGCAATTTCACTAACAGTGGCAGCATTCTTTACACGTGTTTGAAATGCTTGATCAAACTCTTGACCAAGAAAAGCTGCACGCTGGCGACCAAGCTCAAGTGCTGTAGCTTGTCGGTTAGACAAGTTCTGCAAAGCCATAGTCTCTTGCGTCTTAGCATCAGCAGCAGCAATAGGTGTAGCAGCCTCAAGGGTTGCTTGAATGATGGCTTGACCAGCCATACTAGAAGCACCTAAGCCACGTGCCACCATCTGCGCTGTAGCTGCACGCATAGAAGCAGCAGCCCAAGGTGGTGGTGTACCAGCATCAAAGTTGGCTAGCAGCTTGTTCAGCTGTCCCTGCACTGTCATGTCTTCAGTGACAACTCCCTGAGCAGCTTGAGTCTTAGCCAGCGTTTCTTCAGCCTTAGCCATATCAACAGCAGAGCCGCTAACAAGTTCACCAGCTTGCACTGTACGATCAGCAACAGGAGCAACAGTACCTGCTTGTGCTTGTTCAGCTTGCAAGTTACTAACAGCAGTGGTTGCTGGGTCTTGAGTAATAGCCTGTGCAGTGGCTTGATCAGATACCGAACCTGTAATAGTAGGTAGTTTATCTAGCTCTTGTTGAACACCTGTAGCAGCAAGAGTAGGTGTGATAGTTCCAGCAGTGACAGGTGTTGGTGTTTCAACCGTATCAACTTTACCAATTTGAGATGTTGCTGCAACAGAGGCAGCAGTAGGTGCCTGCGTCTGCACCTTCATATCGTCAGTGATTGCTGTAGTGGCTGCTGTATAGGAGGGTGCAGCCGTCATTGAAGGAGCACCTGTAGTGGGGACACCTGTAGTTAGTGGTGTTGTTGTTGCGCCACCTGTAGTTAGTGGTGTTGTTGTTGCGCCACCTGTAGATGTACTTGCAGCAGTTGAATTATTCTTAAATGCGGCTGCCTCTTCGGAGCCTGAAACACCTTCAATAATCTGAGCAAGTGATGAAGAACCAGCAAGCCAATTCTGAATCTCTGGTTCGGATGCTGCTCGACCTAAGTATTGATTATACAGTTGCTTTACAGCAGTTGAATTAATAGCGTCATTTGCTAAACCACCCTCAGCAAACTTCTTAACCAATCCACCATTATCCATACGCTTCTGATACTTGTCAGTGACAGACATATACTTCTGAGCATCAGACGGAGTTGATTGCAGATACTCCTCGAACATCCGCATAGGGCCATCGTAGCCCATCTTACGAGCTACAATCTCTCGTTGTTTTTCTGTAAAGGTTTTCATATTTATTTAGTTAGATAGACGTTATTAATGTAGCTCTGAAGACCTACGATTGTCGCTTCCAGTCTGTCAGCTTCTGCCGCCATTGCAACAAGAGCTGTCGCACAATTTCCGAGTAGCTCTTGCTCAAGTCTGGAGGCACCATTAGCTCTGGCAATGGTGCTGGCATTATCAGCACCTGTGGCTTCATTATTACTGGCGAGGGTGTCGCGCAACCGATCAAGCTCAAGCTGAGCACTAGTGGCAGCAACAACTGCTTTACGTTTATCTTGTGCATACTGTACATCCACTTTCTGTTTAGCTGCTTGCAACGCTGTCAGCTTAGATAAAGCCTTCTCAGCATCAGCAGCATATTGCATAGCAACAACAATCTTGTCAGCATCCCACTTAGCTTGTACAAAGCTTTGTCCTTTATTATAAACGTAATAATGAGAAAGCGACAATGCTACTAATATAAATCCAGCAGCAATATACTTCATTGACCAATACATTGTTTATACTCCGCTTGTCGTCTGATGGACAATCCTCTAATGGCATTGCCTTTAAACTTGTCCCATCTAAGTATCTGTTCACAAGCTTCAGCGTAGCTACCATTGTTTAAAAGCTTAACCAACGTAGACCCACAGAAGGCTGTGCTACCTATGTTATATGACAAACTTATGTATGCGTCATATTCATATTGATGTAAAGGAACAACAACACATTTCTTCAACGAGCTTTCAAACTTAGCTATGTCAGACAGCTTACGCTCCAAAGCCTTCGGTGGTGTAATGGTATCGCCTTGACGCACATTGTCTGTGCTACCAAAACCATATGTCCACTTGTCACCAGCCAAAGGCTGTATTGCTCTATCTGTGTAGCCTTCAAACAATGCAAGACTAACCAATGCTACAGCGCTAAGCCGAAGCACCGATGCGCCAAGTCTGTTCATTTCAAATCACTCATCTTCTTTTCATGCAAAGCTTGCTCACGCTTGTCTTGCTTATACTTGAAATAGAGATTGACGATGAAGCCACCTACACCAAGCATCACACCGAATAAGATACCGAATTCAGATGATAACATCCACGCTACCGCACTAGTGCTAGCACCTGTATAAGTGGCTTTGCTACCGGCTGTAGCCATAGTTGCTTCAAAAGCTGCTTGTTGTTCTGGTGACATAACATATATTATAAATATTAGGGCTGATCAGGCCACTCAATAGTCCAAGGGAATCCTGCTTGTTCAGTCGGTGGCAGATAGTCGCTGGTTTCTGTCGGTTCTAACTTCAGTAGCCTTGATAGGCAAAGGCCGAGCAAAAGCTTGCCGAGCGGATTCGGCAAAGGATGCCAGCTCGCAGCGGCGTTTTTCAGACAACGTCACGCCGCCGACCACCTTCAACAAGGCTCGGCTCGCTTCAACACCCAACTTCGGTGTCGCTTTGAAAGCAGCGGGTTTCATAGAAAAACTCCAAAATAAATACCACCCCGATTACAGTAATAAAGCTCAGTCCAGCAAAGATGCCGCGTGAGAACATATCGCCAAACATTGGAAGAACCACCTCAGCGCCAGACAGGATAGCGGCCAGCGCGATCAAGCGGATTGACCATGCCTTTTTAAGTATCACTTTCCAGTCGGGAATAAGATTCATGGCTTATGGTCGTTCGGCATCAGCTCACGTAGACTTGAGGCCAGTTGCCTGAAAAATCATAGGCCGCAGGGTTAGCCGCTGCCAGCATCGCTGTGTTGTGCTGTTCAGCCGCTGCAAACAGGGATTGGTCTTGCTCCATTGCCGCTTGAAAAATCTCCCCCGCGAGTGATTGGCTCATGGTCACAAAGCTGCCATCCATCGTCTTCCACTGCACGGGCGGTATGCCAGCACCAGCCATCACCAGACCGAGTTGTTGCGTCTTGCTTTTCGCATCGCTGTGAAACCACTTGTCCACCCCATCAATGACCACCTTGTAGCCGCCCGTTTCGCTCAGGCTGTCGCGCTTGGCTTTGATGGCTTGCCATTGAGCGGCTTTGGCGGATGCCAGCTTTTCGGCAATCATCGCCGTGACTTGCGCCTGCGCTGACGGCAGTACCGCCCACGCACCGGCCAAGTAAGTCCAGCCAGAGCCGATGTAGTTGTCGGGCAGGCCGTCGGGAATGGTTTCAATTTCCGCGTTCAGTGTTGTGAACTGCGGGGCTACCCAGCCGTTACCAGACGCCTTAACAGCGTCAAGCGCCAGATCATCGCCGGTAAATACAACAGCGTTGCTGGTTGTGAGTTTGATGATTTTCATATTAAGTCAATACGTCTAGGATTACAGAGTTTAAGAACGTTGTTGAGTTGTTCTTATAAGCACAAATAGCCTTCGTGCTGGTCAGCATTGTTATGGTTGAGGCGGTGCTATTGACGGCGTTCACCACCAGTACCGTGCCTGCTGTAATCGTGCTGCCAGATACGTTTAGGATTACAGACTCTAAGAACGTTGTTGAGTTGTTCTGATAAGCACAAATAGCCTTCGTGCTAGTCAGCATTGTTATGGTTGGGACGCTGCTGCTGACGGCGTTCACGACCAATATCGTGCCTGCTGTAATCGTGCTGCCAGATACGTCCAGAATTACAGAGTTTAAGAACGATGTTGGGCTGGTCCGATAAGCACAAATTGCCTTCGTGCTGGTCAGCATTGTTATGGTTGGGACGCTGCTGCTGACGGCGTTCACGACCAATATCGTGCCTGCTGTAATCGTGCTGCCAGATACGTCCAGAATTACAGAGTTTATGAACGT